GACACTATGCAAAATACTTTAGAAGTACCTTTTAGGTTTTATCCTTGTTTAGCAGCTGGATTGGCTTATTACATATCATTAAAACGTGCACCTGAAAGAATACAATTATTAAAAAACGTATATGAAGAAGAATTTGATAGAGCTATGGCAGAAGATAGAGATAGATCGTCTTTTACTATTGCTCCTAGTTTATCATATTATAGGGTTGGTTGATGCCGAAATATGCAAATCCAAGTAATTCATATGTAATATCAGATCGTTCAGGATTTCGTTATCGTGCTAAAGACACACGAAAAGAATGGAATGGACTGCGTGTAGGTAAAGATGAATACGAAGATAAGCATCCACAGCTTGATCCTAGACCAAAAAAAGCAGATGCAGAGGCTTTGCGTGATGCAAGACCTGCTAGAACAGAACCAGCTATTGAAGTTTTATTAGAGCTTGATCCATTTAAAACAGGTAGTTCTGGAAGCAGTACAGTAACTGTAACAGAAAAAAGTCATGGTAGATCTGCATCAGGAACAGTTAGATTTAGGAACGTAGTTTCTTTTGATGGTATAACAAAATCAGTAATGGAAAATTCATCTGGCTTTACTATTGCTAGTGTTGTTGATACAAATAATTACACCATAACAGTTTCAGATACTGCAACTGTAGGATCAATAAGAGGTGGTGGCAAGATTGCTTCAGCAGGTCCTGTCACATTGGAGGCTTAATGAGTTTTACATTAACAACATTAAAATCAACCATACAAGATTACTCTGAGAATACCGAAACAACTTTTGTTAATAATCTTAGAGAGTTTATAAGAGCAGCAGAGAACAGAATATTTAAAACTGTTGACTTTGAAGTATTTCGTAAAAACGTGACAAGTGCTACGACATCATCAGATAGATTTTTATCTGTGCCTGACGATTATTTAGCTTCTTTTAGTTTATCTATAACAAACTCTAGCAATATAGAGTTTTTATTAGAAAAGGATGTAAACTATATACAAGAGTACAATCCGAACAGTTCTACTACTGGTGCACCAAAGTATTATGCACGATTTGATGTAGATAAT